TCCGCGCCGACGCCCGCCAAGGATATCGACGCTTGGCAGAACCTTGTTCTGAAGGCCAGCGGCGCAACCGTGACGGATATCATCTTCACGCCGACGCCGTATGCGTATTTCACCAAGGACCCCTCGGTGGTAAACGCCATCGTGTTCGATACGTCCAAGCTGGCGTATCCCGGCAAGAACCAGGTGCAGATGGCGTCCGAAGCGAAGCACGGCGCGATCCTCAAAGGCACCTGGGGCAGCTACCGCCTCTGGGTGTACAACGACTGGTATGTGGACGGCGGCACTGAAGGCGGTACGTTGAACCATGAATACCGCATGATCCCGGACGGCACGATCCTGCTGACGACTCCGCAACTCATGGGCGTCCGCGCGTTCGGCGTCATTCTGGACCCGGACTTCAACTACGCCACGATGCCCTACGCACCGAAGGTGTGGACGCAGCCCGATCCGGCGCAGCGGTTCCTGCTCATGCAATCGTCCCCGCTGCCGATCCCGGCCCGCGTGAACGCTTGCCTCAGTGCGGTGGTTACGAGCGACGATCAACCCTAATTTTTACGGCACAGCGCCGTAAATGGAGAGAAACATGGCTGCCGACGATACGATTGAAGTGCAGGTTGCTCCGCGTCGGAGCATCCACAAGCGCACCAAGGGCGGGATGAAGGTTTTCTCGCAGCACAGCAAGGTGACGGTGCCGAAGAGCGATGTTGGCCGTCTGGTGCGTCAGGGCTTCATCGTGGACCCGAAAGAGAAGCCGCTCACGCAAGCCGAGATCGACGCAGCCAGCTTGGCTCACGCGATCCCCGGCGCGAAGAACGTGAGCATCAGCGAGGACGATCCCCGCTCGATCAAGCCCGCTGGCCGCTCGGCCACTTCGTAATGCGATGCTCAGCTTTGACAAGCTGGTACTCAAACCGTGCATGGATACCTTCGGTGAGGTAAATCAGGGATACCCAATCCCGATTTATCTCCCGAAGAGCGCCGGTCAATTTACAATCGATGGCGTATTCGACGCCGCTTACCGAGAAGATGTAATCCGCGACGGTCAAATCGTGACCGTGACGATGCCTGTTTTTGGCGCGCGCGAGGCGGAATTTCAAACCTATCCGAAACAGGACGACTACATTCAGATTCGTGGTAAAACTTTGCAGGTGCGCGAGGTGCGTACCGACAGTCACGGCCACCTGAAGCTGATGCTGAATTACCGCGAAGATTACGAGAGCGTTCCCGATGCTGACGAGAGTACGTCTTAGAAAATTGGCCTTGGCGGCGCTGCTGCGCGCGGACACGGACGCGAAGAAAAACGTCTATGAGTACGATTGGCCGACCGGCGAGGAAAAAATGCCCGCCATTCTGTTCAACAAGGAACAGGATTTCAAAACCAGTTTATTGCGCGGCGTTCCGTCTTTTACGGCCGTTGCCATGCTCACGCTAGATGTGCGCGCGATGGGCAATACGCGGCAGGATGCGCGCGGCGGAATCGACCGGCTGCTGGATCAGATCGAGATCGGTCTGATGACGGATTATGAGCTGCGGAAAGAGGTGCAGCAATTCGCCAGTTTCGAGAGCCGTGGAAATATCGATAGCAACACCGGGAAGCACATCGCGCACTACACGCTCGATGTGGCGCTTGAGTATTACGAGGGGCCGGAACGGTATCCCGCGATCCCTGTGATTCCTCTGAAACAGGTCAATGTGAACGTCGATGTGGTCAACCGATTCGACGCCAACGGCACCTATGACGATGCGCCGTTCCCGAAAGCCATTGCGCCAGCGCCCAGAACTTCAGGTCCTGACGGCAGAAACGAAGGGACTCTTGTAATTGACAATTTAGACGAATAGGATGCGGCCATGTTTGTGCGCCCAGCTCCCGGCCTGAAGATTCGTGATCCGCTCACGCGGACCCACATCCCTGAAAACGGGATCGAGGTTGTGGAGTCATATTTTTGGTTGCGTCGCGTCCGAGATGGTGATGTAAATGTTGTCCAATCGAATCAGGCCGAGAAGCGCATCAAGCGTAAGGAAAAAGGGGAGTAACCAATGATTCCTTTCAATTACATTCCCGCCAATCTTCGTCTCCCGCTTTTCTTTGCCGAGCTGGATAATTCCCAGGCGAACACCGGCCAGGTCACTTCGCGCGCCGTCATCATCGCGCCGATCACCAGCAGCGGTGCGGCCACGCCGAACGTCCCCATCATCAGCAACGGCACCGACGACGCGATCACGCAGGGCGGCGCTGGCTCTATCCTCGCGCTCATGGTCGCTGCATATCGCAAGGCCGATCCTTTCGGCGAACTCTGGTATTTACCCGTGGCTGATAACGGTAGCGGCGTCGCCGCCACCGGCAACATCTCGATCACAGGCGCACCGACCGCGAACGGCACCTTCAATCTATACGTTGCTGGTGTGAACCTTCAGGTCGCGCTCACTAGCGCGATGACCACGGCTCAGGTTGCGTCCGCCATCGTCGCGGCCGTTACCGCGAACACGAATCTTCCCGTTACCGCCGCCATCGATATGAGCGTGTCGCATCAGGTCGATTTCACGGCGAAGAACGCCGGTACTCCGGGCAACGATATCGATATCCGCACCAATTATCTCGGCGCGCGCGGCAACGAATCCGATCCCGCTGGCCTGACTTATACGATCTCGGCGATGGCCAGTGGTGCGACCAATCCTATCCTTACCACGGCGCTGGCGAACCTCAACGCACAGGCATACGATTTTCTGATCTCGCCCTTCACCGATCCCACTTCCATGTCGGCCGTCACGGCCTACCTGAATGATGCCACCGGCACCTGGAGCTGGAGCCAAGCTCTTTACGGCATGGCGTGGTATTCCAAGCGCGGCAGCTTCGGTACGCTCGTCACCTTCGGCAACGGCCTCAACGATCAGCACAGCACGGTGCTGGGCTACAATGACAGCCCGACGCCGAGTTTCGTCATCGCGGCGGATTACGCTGGCACGGCCGCGCCCGCGCTGCGCGACGATCCTGCGCGCCCGCTCCACACGCTGGCGCTCAGCTCGATGCAGCCGCCTCCGCTCGTTTCCCGTTTCCTCGATACGGAACGGAACTCCCTGCTGTTCGATGGTATCGCCACCTTCACTGTCACCGATGCTGGGGCGGTGCTTATCGAGGGCGATATCACCACCTATCAGAAGAACAAATTCAGCCAGCCTGACGACAGCTATCTCAAGATCAATACGCTCTACAATCTTGAGTCGATCCTGCAACAGCTCAAGAGCGTCGTCACCTCACGCTACGCCCGCGTCAAGCTGGCTGCGGATGGCACCAAATTTGCCGAGGGCAGCGCCATCGTCACGCCCAGCACGGTGCGCGGCGATCTGATCGCCGAGTACCAGACGATGGAGTACAACGGCCAGGTGCAAAACAGCCAGGCGTTTATCAACGGCCTGATCGTGGAGCAGAACGTAAAGAATCCGAACCGCCTTGATGTGCTGTTCGATCCTGTCCTCATCAACCAGCTCGATGTGTTCGCGCTGCTGGCCCAATTCCGGTTGAACTAATAGGAGAAAACGATGGCCGCTCCCACCAATAGACTTGCTGGCATCGCCTCCATTGTGGTCGGCGGCGTCACCTATCTGCTTCAGGGCGAACTCACCTGGTCGCCCAGCACCGTCACGCGTGAGACGTTGACGGGTCAGGATCAGGTGCATGGCTTCAAGGAAATGCCGGTCGCGCCATTCATCGCCGGAACGCTGCGTGACACCAACAATTTGACCGTCGAGGACTTCAACCAGATGACGGATGTGACGGTCAATCTCACGCTTGCAAACGGCAAGTCTGTCACGGGCCGCAATATGTGGTGCGTCGGTGTGCAGGAAGTCAAATCAACCGAGGCTACTTTCGAGGTGCGCTTCGAGAGTCAGTCTGTAACTGAGGTGCTGGGATGAGCGACAACGAAGCCGAAACCAACGAGTCGACGGTCACGATCACGCTGAAACGTCCTCTGGTTTTGAAGGACAGGACGATCACGGAACTGGTTCTGCGTGAACCTACCGCTGGCGAACTTGCCTTGGCGGAGCAATCCGGCGCGAAAAAAGGCGGCAACGAGCAGATGATCT